TAGCTACACCATCAACATATGGTACACTAAGCTCGAAGGTTACAGTCTCTTGCTCATTACCACCAACATCACCAGATTGTCCGGTTGTCATTGGTTTGAAGAAACCACGGCACATTGAGTTACCAGTTCCATCTGGGCTAATTTCAATTACCACTTCATCACGATTTGACAGGATTGTTTTGAAGCCATTAGAGAGCGCATAGAAACCAGATAGGTCTAGACTTACTTGGCGAAGACCGGGATTGAATGTACGGAAGCCACCATTACCTTGAGCAGTATCGAAATCAGTGGTGTCTACACTCTCAGCATTCTGGGTAAGAGTGAACTCTTGGGCTTTACCGTAAGCGGCCAGTGGGAGGTACGAACCATCTACAGTGATGGCACCAACTACAGTATAAGCACTCAAGAAGGTTACTGTGCCGTACAGGTAGTTAATTGATTCTACTTGTGCAGTTACATCAGTAACACCGTCGTAGACTACGAAGGTTGCAGTACGATCCCATACTTGCTTAGCTGCTGCATCAATCTGATAAGTCTTACCACTAACTAGAGTAGTAGCTTCACCAGTCATAGCTGTGCTAGTACCAGATTTTTTAATGGTAGCTACATAACCTGCGAACCCTTTCCAATAAGCGTTAGCAGAAGAAGTCCATGAAAGAAGACCAGTCTCTGTTGAATTGAAACTTTGACCGAAGATAGTGTCTGTAAGACCCTCCCCCTCTAGGTTAAAGTCACCAGAACTGCCCGGTAGAATGTAGTAAGTAGTGTCATCGGTTGAAACTGAGACTGTCTTTGCCATGTTTTATCTCCTATTATTTTAAGTAATTTCTAACCTATTACCTACTGATTTACCATCTATAGTAATACGCCAGTTGCTGCTGAATTTAGGTCGTTGTAAAGAATCATATCCGATGAATCCAACATTACCTCTCATAATGAATCTTGCATAAATGTCTGTTCCAACTGTTGCTGGAGCATGACCTAATAGGAGATTCTTAATTGCTATTGCTTTATCCCATGCTGCTGAATAACCATTCACATCACCACGGGTTATAATTTGTATATCGAAATCGTCCCTCATCCATTTAGGGTTAGGTGCAGGGCCACCAGCTTCTAATACACCTGTTGCAAAGTTAGGGTCATCTTCTGGAATAATACCTACAAAAAGATTTGTCCCAGAAGTTGCTATACCTGCTGTGTTTATTAGGCTAGATATGCCTGCTGCTGGACTACTCATTTAAGTTGTGCCTTCAGTGCATCAGCTAACTCGTTCATAAGGTCATTCTCTTTTTCTGTTAAGGCTGTCTGAAGGAATTTGAAATGAGTACCCGGTGTTGTTGGATTTTGATAGTCTGTCTTAGATGGAGTATTCTCGTGAGTGTAAGCGGCATGGTCTGCTCTATACCCTATTGCAACTGTTACAGTATCACCAACTCGTTCTGACTCTGCATAAGAGAGACTTTTAAGCTCACCAGTATCTTCTGGAGCAATTTCATTAGACCGCTCTTCAATCTGCTTACCAAGCTCAAGTAGCTTATCTTCGGCTGTTATTTGTAAGGCGGCTAATACCGAGTTAAGATTCGCTTCAATATTTGCTAACGCTTGTCTTGCGTCTGCTTTAGTCGCTATAAAGGATGAGCTACCTCTGTTGATAGCCATTACAGCAGAGCCTTACGTTCAAACTCTGTACCTTTAACGCTTGGTATCTTATTAAATCCCTTGAGTTCTCTTGCATCCGTCGGAGGTGTAAGTGCTGTACTAATACCTAGGTATAGGTATGTACCTAATACCATGTCTACACCTACATAAACGATAGACCGTGTAACTATATCGTTGCCTCTAAAGTCTACTGCCTTCTGTTGTTTATCTTCCCATCTACACTTTACTGAGATTGGAGCAGACCATGTTGGCTTACCATATACATCTTTTGCACCAGCTACCCAATAGGTCATGTCTTGATAGAAGTTACGTGTGTGAAAACTCATACTAACTCCTATAAATATCGTTGTTCCTTAATGCGCTTGATATGCCGTATTGCCTAAGAGATACTTTCACAAAGGAGTATGACTTTTGACTACCACCAGCTCTATAGGTGATACTTGAATCACCAATCTTTTCTGATTGAATACCTTCGCTTGAAGTCTCATTGATTCCACCACTTAGGTGTGCAAGAGCCATCTCTACAGTCGCATTCTTAATAGGCTCATGGACTGTAGCGGCTGGAATAGTGCGGCCTTCTTTGTCCGTAAAGGAATTACGGGGCCATCCAAGAGCTTGTGAGGTGCTATAGATAAATGAGTACCACTGGAAGGAGTCATCTAAGTAGCGTGTAGCATACATTAAAGCACCTTGCTTCTGTGCATTTGTAGCAGCTTCCCATGTCGCGTTACCACCCATAGTGCTAACATATGAATCAGCATCTGCAACGCTTACATAAGAAGTCGCTGTAGATAAGCCTGTGCCATCTTCAACAACAAACGTTGGCATTATTTAAGCCTCGACATAATTTCAATAGCGTCTTTCTTGTTCTTCGGTGTTACACCACTCACTGCTACAACATAGGCTTTGTACTCAAAGAAGTTCTTAAAGTCTTCCTGAGTTTTATACTTAGTAGGCTCTACTTCTGCTTCTTTGGTTTCAATCTCGCGCTTCTTAGCTTCAATCACTTGACGAAGGATAGCTTGACCATTATCTTCTTCTGCTTGTGAGGGGACTTCTTTAGCATCTTCAGGAGACTCATCTACAGTCTCAGCGGTTACTTCTTCTTTGGTTTCTTGCTCTTGCACTTTGCCATCATCTACAACTGCTCCGTAGTATTTGATAAGAGTCTGAGGAACACTGCTTACTTTGCAAATACCCTCTACGAATTGATAGTCTCGTATACGAATAGTTTTTCCAGCATTAGGGCCAACAAGTTTTAATGTGTACATTTTAACTCCTTCAATCATCTTTCTTAAATCTTCCACTAAAGTTTAAGGAAGATGGCCTACTCGCAGTAGTGGCTGCTTTCGGCACATCTAACTTTTAACTACTTACGCAGGTACAATACCAGTGATGGCTACTAGACCTTTGTCGGAGTAGTTGGCTAGTGAGGAGTACCACTTAATGTGGTAAACTTCTTCGTCGTAGTTTTCAGCTTGACCAACTTGAACTACACGCATACCAGCATCACCCATTGCGGTCAGACCAGCAATACCGTTGCTCATGGAACCATCGTCAAAAGTACCCATTACGATACTAGAGGCTACAGATGATGCACCCTGAGTTTGTGTAATAGGTAGCCAATCGTTACGGTAAATTGGGATACCACGATACATAGGCATGTTGGTTACAGTACCATCAGGCAGGGTAACTACCTCATTGATAGAGGCACCACCAAGAGCACGGTACATATCAAGCAGGGTGTTAATCTCGCGGCTGTTCATGGCGATATAATCAATCATACCGTCTTTAGCAGTACAAAGAGCGATTGCATCATCAAGAGCACGGAAAGAGAGCACACTACCGTCGGTTGCACTGGTAACAGTCTGACCACCTGAAACAAGACTCAGAAGACCATCAAACTCGTTAGCAGTACCAGAGTCACCATTAATAAGCATGTCTTGATACTTACGACCGACTGATTTAGCCTTAGAAGCAATTTGTACAAGGGCTTGGTCGCTGTAGTTAGAACGGGTAGCTTGAATCAGACCGTTTACAGAGGCCTTACCAATAATGGTAGTCAGGCTGGAAGTAACAGTGGTGAAAGTAGCAGCAGCATCAGCAGTAATCTGAGTACCTACACCAGCTACCATTGCATCACCAAGCACGCTCTCACGGCTGTACTGGAGGGCGTTACCTTCGATTTCTTGGAAGGGTAGAGCATTGAACATCTGGTTTACTGTGATCACGTCTTCGATTACACCAGATGCGAGCATATTTTGTGAAAGCTTGGCGCTTTCTGCAAGAGTTACGGAAGCCATATAACTTCTCCTTATCTATTTTAATTTACGGTTTGGTTTGTTGGAACCGCAACTGCGGTTTATTACAGGTACGATCCCCGCACCAAATTCTTATGCTCTTTAGTAATCCCACTGCCAAGCTGTTGTTCTTTATTACTTTCGACCTGCTGCCATTTGCTCAAGTCCCATCTTAATCTTTTCTTTTGAAGTCATTTCAGACTTAGCTGATGGTCTAGCTGCGCGAGGGTTAGGTGGAGTACCACTACCCCCCTTAACCGTTGCATCAAAGGCATTAGGCCACCGCTCTTTGAACTCAGGCATGAGGTCTTCAATACTCATATTACGACCGTCTGAGCGAACACGAGGATTACCTTCGCTATCCACAACTTCAACAGTAATCTTGCCATCTTGTTCAGAGAGCTTTGTACTCTT